CCTAGTCGCCCGGCCTAGTTGCCGGGCTTCTTTGTGCCGGGACACATTACACTAAAGGCAAGCAGTAAGCATCACTAACCGTGGCGGAATCGGACGGCAAGGAAGTAAAGAAGCCGACGAGCGTCGCTAACGACGAGAGTAAGCGCTGGCGCGGTGGCAAGGGCGAACAGGCACGGATTGAGGAGCGGGTAAATGCTGCCTATGCGTACATCTTGGAGGGTGGGACTAGGCGGCAGGTGGCTGAGCGCGTTTCTTCTCGGTTCAACTGCTCAGTACGCACTGCCCACGACGATTACACAAAAGCGATGGTGCTATTGCGTGAGGAACAATCCGCCACTCGTGAAGATTTGTTGAACCAAATTCAGGCCCTCCGCTTAGCGACCGTCACTCGGGCCCTCCGGAAGGGCCAGCTGCAGACCGTGGCAATGCTGCTCAAGGACATGGGCGCGGTGATCAATGAGGCTGGCGTGGAGCAACAGGCCGCGGCCGCTCCGACCCTCAATATCACGGTGGACGATCGGCGCAACCGGGAGTAGTACACCCGAACCACTACCCCCAGGTAGCCGTTGCGGCTGGCACGTCTCCCCCTAGGTCGCCGTTGTCTGCGGTTTGTTCTGTGATACAATACGGGAGTTGATCGGGACAACTTCCCAATGCTCAAAACCTCCGCCTGCCTGTTCTTTGTTGGCGCTGCATCCACCGCAGCCCTGCCGATCGCTTGCGGTCTCGCCGCTGCTGGTGCTGTCTGCCTCTGGGCAGATCACGTCAGCTAGTGTGATACAATAAAGAGAACAACACACCTGGAGCGACTGCCCCACCATGCTTCCCGAACTTGCCCCCTCTCTCCAGATCCGCCAGCTCCACAGCGCTGACATGATCTTCTACACCGTCCAGAAAGACGGCCGCGACATCGCTGGCCTAGTCCGTTCTCCGAAGCAGTGGACCCTTTCTTTCGAGCAAGGCGACCCGCTCACCTTCTCCAAAGCTCGCCAGGTCGTTCGCTTTCTAAATCAGCTGGCCTGACCGCCGCGCCTTAAGCCTGCGGGATTAGTGCAAAGGTACTAGTCCCGTGGGGGTAAGGTTCGGATTAGTGCAGGTGTACTCACGACCCAGGGAACCTACTGACATATCCTCGTTTTTCTCTACTGTCACACAAGGGGGCAGGGGTTCGATTCCTGTAATACCCTAGAAAGTACCCCTAAAAATACAAATGACGACGGCGGCTGGAACCCTCAACCTCCGATATGCCCAAGGCGAAGTATTTAACAGTCGCAAACGCTTCCGGGTGTTAGTAGCGGGTAGACGTTTCGGCAAGAGCTACCTCTCGTGCATCGAATTATTGCGTGGAGCAATCGAAAGACCGGGGGAAACTTTCTTTTACGCGGCCCCTACATACCGGATGGCGAAGGACATCGCCTGGAAGGTAATGAAGAAACTGGTCCCGAAGGCCTGGATCAAATCAAAGAACGAGACGGACCTGAAGATCGAGCTAGTGAACGGCTCCACGATCGAGCTGAAGGGCACAGAGAACGCGATGGCCTTGCGTGGTAGAAGCCTCGCTGGCGTCGTCCTCGACGAAGCCGCCTTTATGTCGAGCGAAGTCTGGTTCGAGGTCATCCGCCCCGCCCTCGCCGACAAACAGGGCTGGGCACTCTTCATCTCCACCCCGGACGGCACGGCCAGCTGGTTCTACGAACTCTGGCAATACGCCGACAGCGGCGATTCTGACTGGAGCCGGTGGCAATTCACGACGATCGACGGCGACAACGTCCCACCCGAAGAAATCGAAGCCGCCCGCGCCCAACTCGACGCCCGCACCTTCCGCCAAGAATTCGAGGCCAGCTTCGAAAACCTCAGCGGCCTCGTTGCCATCAGCTTCTCGGACGAAAACATCGACAAAACCGTCCAAGACCTCGCCGTTTTACCCCTTTTGCTGGGCGTGGACTTCAACGTGGACCCCATGAGCGCCGTCTGCGCGGTGAAAAAGGGCGACGTGCTCTGGGTCTTCGACGAAATCATCATGACCGGCGGCGCCACCACCTGGGACCTCTGCGAAGAAATCCAATCCCGCTACGGCGTCGAGCGCCGCATCATCGCCTGCCCGGACCCCACAGGCGGCGCCCGCAAAACCAGCGGCGTTGGAGCAACCGACCACAACATCCTGCGCAAATCCGGCTTCACAGTCTCCAGCCCCCGCAACCCCTGGAAAATCCGCGACAAAATCACCTGCGTCAACACCGCCCTCCTCGACGCCTCCGGCACCCGCCGCCTTTTCATCCACCCCAAGTGCAAAGAACTAATCAAATCCCTTCGCACTTTGACCTACGCCCCCAACACCGGCCTCCCCAACAAAAACCTCGGAGTTGACCATGCTTTTGACGCTCTTGGCTACCTCTGCCTTCAAACTTTCAACCTTGCCAAGCCCGAGTCTCTCGGAAAAACAAACTATCGTGTGTGGTAAGCACCTTCTGCTGGCGCACCATGGCGAAAAAGAAGCCCACGAAAGCGCAAAAGAAGGTGGAAAAAGTCATGTCCGAGTACAAATCGGGCAGCCTCAAGTCCAGCTCGGGCAAGAAAGTAGCTAGCCGTAAACAGGCCATTGCTATTGCCATGTCCGAGGCGGGCATGAAGCGCAAAAAGCGGAGGAAATGATGGCCAAGCGCGGTCTTTACAGCAACATCCACGCCAAACGGAAGCGCATCGCCGCCGGAAGCGGCGAAAAGATGCGCAAACCCGGCGCTAAGGGTGCCCCCACCGCTGCTGCCTTCAAAAAGGCCGCTAAAACCGCCAAAAAACGGAGGAAGTAACCATGGCCAACGTCGGAACCGTTGTTGTTGACCGCTTTACCAACACGGTCGAGCACACCGGCAACTCCATGAGCGCTGTTGACGACTGGTTCGAGATCCCAGCCCACTGCAGCCAGTACAGCTTTGCTGCAAACGTCACCAGTTCTGCCAACTTCACCCTTGCCCTAGAGGCAAATTTCAACGGCAACGGCAACTGGTTCACGATCGACACCAGCAAAACCATCAATGCTGCTGGTCAGTACGTCTATTTCTACGATGGCAAAGCCGCCACAAGGATCCGAATGCGCATCGCCGCCATATCTTCTGGAACGGCGGCGTTAATTCCTCACATTGTCACCGGTTATCACGGCTAATGATCGAAACCCTTAGTGGCGGATGCGTCCACATCGAAATTGATGCCGAAGAGGGCACAACATCCGCCACATTTGTCTTCGCCACCCCCTCCGAACCAGCAATTCTGGGCTGCTTCGTCTCTAAACTGGCGCAAGGAATCGAAGTCCTAATCCCCATCGAAGAGGTAGAGGTAGACGAGGATGACGATTAACTACCGCGGCGAACAATTCTCTGGGTATAACAAACCCAAGCGCACCCCCAATCACCCCAACAAATCCCACGCCGTCCTCGCAAAAGAGGGCGACAAAGTAAAACTCATTCGTTTCGGTCAACAAGGCGTCTCTGGTTCACCCAAACGAGCAGGTGAATCAGCAGCATCAAAAGCTCGCCGCGAGTCCTTCAAAGCCCGCCACGCCTCAAACATCTCTAAAGGCAAGATGTCAGCGGCGTACTGGGCGAACAAAACTAAATGGTGATCACTCTGCCAAAATAAGTACAAAGTAGGAGCCAAGCCGTGGTCTACAGCGCCAATATCCCGCCAACTGGAGCTGTAGTCAGCGAATCCCCGTTCGTTCGCAGCCTCGATGTCATCGCAATGATGACCGACTGGAGCGTGATGTCCGCCGTCACCAACGGCACCGAATATCTCCGCGATCAGAGCGAAAAATATCTCCCCCAAGAACCCCGCGAAGACGACGATGCATACAAAACCCGCGTCGATCGCAGCGTCCTGAGCCCCTACACCAGCCGCCTAATCGAGACCGCAGCCGGAGCCATCCTCCGCAAACCCATCCACATCGAGGGCGACCCCTATTGGCTTGAGCTGGCGCAAAACATCGACGGCATCGGCTCAAATATCAACGAATACGCCCGCCGCGCTCTGGTCAGCAGCCTCACC